TGCCGCATCATACTCTTTCGTGCCTTCGGTCGCATATTTGAGCTTGGCGTAGAGCCGGTCAAGCTCTGCGGTTTCGGTAGCAAGAGAGGCCTCGTATTTCCTAATACCGTCATTGGCGGCTTTTGTGATTTTCTCCGAGTCGGAAAGGGCCGTATTGTACTGATAGATTGCGTAGCCAACCGCAGTAACGGCGGCGGCAATCAGCGCATAGGGATTTCTCAAAAGTACGGCCTCCAGCTTTTCAAGGCCGAGTCGAAGGTTGAACGTGGCCGCAAACCAGCCCTCGGTCGCCAAAGTCATAAGGAATATAGCGGCCTTGTAAGCGCCGTAAACGGCAATAAGCTCGGTAATCTTGCGTCCGAGCTGGTCGTAGTTGGCAATGAGGTTGGAAACCGAGGAAACAGCGTCTTTAATCGGGCCGGAATTGGCCTGACCGACGGCAGCGAGCATATTCTCCCAACGGCCTTTGAGAATGTTAATCTGACCGGCGAGCGTCTTTGCCAGCACCTCCTGCATTTGGTAGAACTTACCACCCTCGGAAGTCATGCGGCGGAACGCCTCCTCCACCATTTCAAAGGGGATTTCGCGCTTTGTCATGCGGTCGAACACCTCGCCCAAAGACACGGCACGCTTTTCGGTTTCGGTGAACATTTTTGCCAGCTCGTCCAAAATCGGCACGCCGTTTTGAGAGAATGAACGGAGCTGAATACCACGAAGGAAGCCGGAGGATTTCACATGGCCGTAAGCAAGAATGAGCCGGTCCATAGACACGCCAACGCCGGAGGCCACGTCGCCGAGCATCTTGGTAGTTTCCAAAAGCGAGCCCTTGTCGATATTGAACGCGGACAGCTGCTTTGCGTACTTTGCCAATTCGGAGAATCGGTAAGTGGAATCCGAGCTGAAACGGTAAAGGTCCTCGAAAATCTTGTCTGCGCCGTCAACGTCTTGGAGCATGTTCCGCAGGGCCATGCGCTGAACCTCAAATTGGCCGGTAATGTCAATCATCGATTCGAGGAACCGGCGAATACCGACAATGGAGAATGTCGCGCCCGTAAGCATGGAGAGCGTGCGGAGGACGGAGGTCATGTCCGTATAGGCGGCGGTTGTCTTTTTCGCCGCGCCGGTATGCTTCTCTTGAAGAATACGGGTACGCTCCACCTCGGTTGCCACCTTCTGCTGTTCAAGGGCGGTCTTGGCAATCTGCTGGGCGGTCTTTTCCTCTGCTTGACGGACCTTTTCAGCATTGACGAGCTGGGTGGTCGTTTCGTTGTTCAGGCGCTTTTTCAGGTTAAGAATATCCGTGAGCTTTGTGTTGAGTTCCCTCGCCAGCTTCAAGTCATTTTCTATACTCTTTTTGAACTTATCGTCTTTGAGGATAACTTCAAAATTCAAAGATTCAATCGTTCCGGCCATAGTGTTGATTTCTATTTAAAAACCTCGTTCATAGTGACCGGGGCTGTCCCGGCCATTCGCGCGGCTCTCCTTTCAGCGGCCCGGCGATTGGCTTCCATTTGCCGCGCTATTGCCGGGTCCTTTGGATTGATTTTAAACGGCTTTTGAGGGCCTTTCTTACCGCCACCGGTGGATTTATAACCCCGGTACAAAGTATGCGGCAAATCGGCCTGCATTAGCTCAATTTGGGCGAGTGTTAAGACGCATCGGTATCCGAAGTTCCGCTCCCAACGGAAGAGCCGCCAGCGGGGCTGTCCGTACCCGGGGAAGTCCTTGCAGAAAGCTGCTTCGCACCCAATAGAAGTTCTGCTCGGTATTGCTCTGCTTCGCGTTTCGTCATCTTCATCATGTCCGTCCTCATATCCAGCGAGTACGCCATAGTCCCGTAATGTGCCATAAGAGGTGCTTTTTTTTTACCTTCTTCCACAATGGGCGCTATCTGCGTTTCGTCGTAACGAAATGCCAGCCAGCGCCACAAAAGCGGGTAAAAAAGCCGAATCTTAATATCGTGGTTAAGAATCATCAGCGCCGCCTCCTTAAAGGCGAAATACGGCTCTTTTGCAAGGTCTTTCAGTACGTCCGCGCCCTTTTCCAGCCGGGCGGCTGCGAGGTCACGCTCAATCCAAATCTGCGTGATTCGCTCAATCGTATAGGGCTTCAGCCAACGAAGCCTGACACTTTTCTTTGTGCCCTTAATCGGTACTACGGACACGGAGTTTTGCTCTATATCCAGATACTCTTTCCTTTGTTCAAGGGTAGGCTGTTTCATGTGTTCTTGGATTTAAAAAGGGGCAGGGCTTTGCACACCCCGCCCCTCGGTTTAGGTTCCGTTACGCCGGTTAAGCAGCGGCCTTCAGCACGGCGAAGTCGCCAACGAGCGCACCCTCCTTCTTGTAAGGGTTCGGGAGGATAAATCCCGTGAAGGTCAGGTAGGCGGGGTTGGTGTTGTCGTCTTTCTTCACGGGGGAAACAATGAGTTTCACGTGAGGGAAGAGGATTGCCGTGTTCTGGGACTCGGACTCCACCAGAATGGAAACCTCGATAGTTTCCGGAGTGGAAAGAAAGCCCTTACCGGTGTAGGTCTTTCCGTTGGAACCGGTGATAGTGCCGGTAGCCACGCCCTCGGTGAAGAAGTACTCAATGAGTTCCTGGGCCACGGAGGGAATGTTACCAGTCATACGCCAGTTTCCACCCTTTTCTATGTTCTGGTCGATTACCTTCTGGTGCTGGTCGATGCGGATTTCAGAGCTGGAGGGGTCGTCAGCGGAAAGGTTGAAAGAGCCCTCGAGCGTGAAAATCTGGTCGGCCTGGGAGAAGTCCATAGCGGTAGAAATGTCTACGCCTGCGGCGTTGTAGGCCAGCAGGGAAAGCGATGCGTTGCCGATATGGAGGTCGTCAAGCATGGCCTGGGTAAGAGTAACAGTGTTAGCCATAGCTATTTAGATTTTATAAATACTTTGAAATTCAATATCCTTGTGTGAAACCCAAAATCGTCTGCGGTATCACCAATGACGCGAGGTTTTCCGTTGATAAGGAGCGGCTCTATCCAAAGCGGTAACTCTCTCAACTTCTGCTGCATGACGGACAAACGCTTGGCGTTTTTCATTTCCTTAATGTCACGGGCGAACAGATAAACAAGCACCCGGCAATCACCGTAAGCGGCCTTGTCGGAAATGCCACCGGAAACCTTTACAACGACAAAATCCGAAATCTTGTCGCTTGTAGCCTTCGGTCTGTTGTTCCAGACGTTTTCGGAAACACCGAGCTCCCTTACCTTGTCGGAGATAAGTTTTTCAATGTCCGATATGTCGAAGTTGTTAATCATTACAGCGGTTTGAAATATGTATCAAATTGCTCCTCAATGTCTTGCCGGGTAAGCTCCAGCACGTTTATTTCGTAGTCAAGGTGAAACAAGTAGTATTTGCCTTTCTCGTTGTCGTGGACCTCGCCCATGTCGGCGAGGAGGATTCCAACCCAACCGTTTTTGGGTGCGGACTCGGAGGCCCGCATAAGCTCCGTATAGGCGCTTCCCTCACCGTGGCGGCCGGTATTCGTCCGATGCGCTACATGCGCTCCGTCGTGGAGCACCAGCCAGCCATAGGAATTGTCCGTTGACTTGTGAAACCAATGGTCGTGGTCGTGAGTGGCAAGCGCAACCATCATAGCGTCGTCCATAAGCCTTTGCATGCCGTTCTCAATAACAATGTCTTTGAGGAGGCCGAGGCGCTGGAAACCGGCTTTTATCTTGCGCTCGTTGTCACTTTTCAGGCTCATTAGTTTTTCACGTTGTCAAGCCAAATGTCAGTACCCCAGTTGTAGGTCGTGAACTTCATCACCTTTCCGAGGAAAGTATGAGTATCGTCCGTCAGCTCCAAAATGGTCCCCGTGGGGATTTCGGTAAGGCATTTGGGGGTGGAAATCTTGTAGTCCGCAACAATCACGTCGCCTGCGGTTTTAAGGCCGCCCGTAGAAGTACGATAACCCCACGGCATGACCGTTACCTCCTCGTATGCGTAGGTCCCGTCGGAGTTGAACCGGGGATTCCATTGGGAATCATAAATGCACTTTTTCAGCGTCATTTCGCTCTCAATGGGCCGTCCCTGGTCGTCCGTAACCGGGAGTCCGTTTTCGTCAAGGGACTCGCCCTTGACAACGAAAGTATGGGGCCAGCGAGGGTTATACATACTAATACAGCGGCTTCATGCGGATTTTGTTGCGGGGGTCAAGGAAAGGCTCGTCCCACTTGTCGTAGAGCGCCTTCGCCATATCCAGCAAGCCGGAACGGTTAACAGCGTTCTTGATTGCGACGTAATGGGTCCAGCCGCCGTCCGACTCGCCTTGCGTCCCCGTCTTGACGGAAGAAACGGCAGCGGCATAATACACGTCTGCGAGGCAGAGGTCCTTTTGTTTCTCGGTAGCTTCGGAGTAAAGCATGGAATCGTCCGTAATGTCCCTTCCGATGAGGACAGAGAAAAGGAAATCATCGGAGAGGTCCATGAACGGCTCGGACTTTGCCCGGAGCCACCTTACGAAAGTCAGGTTTGTGCTTATGTCTGCCATTTCTTCCTTCAATTAGGGATTAGCGCGGTCTTTAGGCGTTGGGGAACAGATACCAGAAGTACTGCGGCACGGAAGGAATGACAAGAGAGGTCATTTCCGTGTTGTAGCTCTGGCATTTCTTCACGAAGTCAACGCCGACGGTCAGCAGGAGTTTACCACCGTAGAAGGAGGCGTAGTTGCCACCCTCAATGGCGATAGGCTCAACGGTCTTTACAGTACCGATTTCACCGTCAGGAACGAACACAAACACGTTCTTTTCGAAGGCGTTAATGTTCTGGCGGGTGTATGCCTTTTCGGCCTTGTCGATAGACTCTACCGGCACAAGGGAGTCGATAGCCTTGATAGGAGCGCCGATAAGGCTCTCCAGCGCGGACTTCTTGGCCTCGTAGGACAGAATGCCAGCGTAGGCAATCTGGGCGGTGGAGTCGGAGGCGGGCAGGGTAGCGACACCAATCTGGGCCAGCACCTTGCTGTGAGCAAGGACTTCCTTCAGGTAGTCGATTTCCACCTCGAAATGACCGCGAACACCAGCGTAGCGGGCTTTCGCCACAACGTCGGAGAGGTCCTTCACGGGGTTGGCGTTTGCGCCCTCGTTGGCCTGGGTGTGCGTGGTGGAGGTCCACCAGCGAGCGGTTCCTTCAAGGGTGGTCTTGTTGGCGGCGGGCACGTGGTAGTC